ATCATCAGGAGCATCTAAATCTAAGTAGTTGCTTGTTAACAAGCTAACAATTGTTGGAACTGCATCTGTTGCTGGATTTGTTGTTGCGTTGGTCGCCCAACGTGCATCAGCAAAGACAACACCTGTTGGATTTGTTTGATCAGTGTTATCAATTCTTACCCACTGATCAGTACCGCTAACACTTTGCCAACGATTGATAATAGGATAATTTTCTAAATCACTTATATCAATCCAAAGATCACCGTATGCTAATGCAGTACCATCGGATTGAAGAGTTGGTGCGCTTGCGCTTACAATAGGACCGTTAGGATCAGTAGCGTTCACACCGCTTGGTAGTGGAAAACCTGAACTGCTAAAGTTGATGTTTCTGTATCCTCTCCAGCCTGCTGAAGTATTTACCATAATGTCTACTTGATCTACAACGCTATAGAACCAATTAGTTCCTGTAACCGGAGCTTCAGTTAATGCAGTTGCGCTTGCTGTAGGATCAGCTTCGATCCAGTCAGATAGTAATGAAGTATAAACAACATTAGGAGTTCCTGATACAAAAGTTATGCCTTCTAACGCGCCTGCACCACTTACTTGTGTTACTTCAACTACTAAATTGTTAGCTGGAGCAGTACCACCTAAATTTGCTCCAGAAACGGTAAGTTGATCTCCTACTACATAACCTGTACCTGCGTTAGAAAAAGTGGTTGAATTTACTGCATATGTAGAAGCAAGAGAAACTGATAGTACTGCGGATGAGCCAGCACCACCGGTAACAACAGGTGTGTATGTAGGTGTTAGAATAGCACCCTGTTTAACATAGTCGGTTGTACCTGCGATAAATCCAGCTTCGGTTAAAAATCCGTTATTATCAGTAATTTGTATCACACCACCGGCAGTATGAGTAATTACTAATGCACCTGCAGAATTTAGTTCTATACTAGTATAAGGTATTGCAGCATTAGTCCAATCAACGATAAAGTCGGCGGCGGTGGCGTTGTCAGCTACAATTACTGTATAAGCACTAGACAGTGGGGCAATTCCCGGTTGCGATACTTGTACAGAAAGAGTATAGGGGCCGCTAGGAAACGTTGGATTTTCTACAGTTCCCGTTACTACAGTTGCCCCTGCATTTGCTTTTTTCCAATAATAAATAGGACTATCTGATGGATACAAATTGTTGAAGTTATATTGCGCATAAAGAGTGTTTGCATCAATATTTAAACCTCCTTCTGCATCTAAGGATGCTATGGCTGCGTTATCAGATACCGCAAGGGTTACTGTTTTAGCATTCCAAGCAGCTAAATCACTAGACCATTCTTCTATCACAGGAGTTAATCCGTTACCGACAGATCCTACTTTGATCCAAATAGAACCAGTAGGTCTAGAAACGGTTTGACCAGTTTGCCATAGAGGTTGTTGTGAGGAAGTAGCGTATGTAATTACAGGTTGAAAGTAATTCCCAGCAGTAATACCTAAGTCAGTTAATACAGTGCCTGTTCCTGCTACAATAGTAATAAATTTAGGTGCTATATCATCAAGATTTTGAGAAGAATATATATTTAATTTTCCACCGATTACAGAAGCACTTACACCGCCCCAACCTAAGTTATTAATTGCAGCAGCTACGCCTGATACTGTGTTGTTAGTAGCTGCTGGAACTGTAATAGTAGCACTTACTTGAGTAGTACCGGATAATCTGATTATAAAAGTATTTGCTGCGGTAAGTGACGTAGGTGCGTTAGAACCTTGGATAGCAGGAACATTTTGTAACCAAGCATTACTACCAATACTAACCCAAGTATTTGTAGTTGCTTTGTAGAAAAACTGTTTACCAGTAGCACTAGTAGGAGTACTATAAGTTGGTATAGCGATTACCGCGTAATCACCGATATTACCTACAGTATTAACAGGTGAACCAGCTGATACTTGCGTACTATCAGTTATTACGATTGGAGTTTGTAACGTAAACTGACCAGTAGTTTGGTTGAATACATAAATACCCCAAGTTGTTTCAGAAGTATTTAACCATAGAGTTCCATCTGATGGTTCACCTGAAGGTCTTCCAGTTTGACCAACTAATGCAGCCAAGTCAATGTCTGCTCTCATGCAATATACTGTATTAGTAGCACCTAAAGCAGAGTATGCGGCTAATAATCCATATTCGTTTAATTCATACCCTTGAATAGGTGTACCATTAGTAGACGTATAAAAGAATGGATTACCGTATAAGTTAACAAGATCACGCTGACTTGTTACTCTAAACAATTTGTTTGCGTTAGCAGCAGTTGTTCCTGATGCTATCCCTGTACCGCTAGGGTTAACTTTATTTTGTGCAGTTGCTAATAGCACAAATGGTATTGAATTTGTTGGCGCTGGTAAGTACTGAGATTCATCAGTAATACTAACTTGTACGCCGGGTGATGTTAATGCCATAATAATTTTCCTTTAGTTGTAATATTTTGAGGTTTACTAACCTATACTGCGTTTCTTTTATTTATCAAATACTAAAGAAAATTAACACCTACATCAATTCTGGATGCCTTTGAAGGTAGAATAAATATTTATATGAATATAAGACCTATATGTCCAAAATGTAATACATGTGTTTGTGCTATCAATTATAAGAAAAATAATGTGTATCATTATAGAAGCACATGTAATAGCTGCGGTAGGAAAAAGCCCAGAAAAAAACCCAGAACTTTTCTTTGGCAAAAAAGCGGTTATAAGAAAAAAACAATGTGTGACTTATGTGGATTTAGAAGTGTATACGCTACTCAAATAGTAGTGTACCATATCAACGGGGATTTAACTGATATTAAGTTAAACAATCTACGCAGTATATGTTTATGCTGCGTAGAAGTTGTCAAAAGAAAAGAAGTGACTTGGAAGAGGGGAGATTTACAAGTTGACTATTAAGTTTAATGATGCAAACAAATCTTCTTTAGTGCCGTTATTAGCTAGGTAACAATCATACTCTAATCCTACAGAACTGTATTCGCTAGCATGAACGCCTCGAGGCGGTAAGCAACCTTCAGTACCTTGATTGAATCTAACAGCATCATCATACCAGTTCGGAAGTTCACCGCGTTCAATACGAATCAATTTTCCATTTAGTTTTTTTACTACACTTAGTTCGTTAGCAAATCTAGCATCAGTTATTACGATATTACCTTCGCATTTAAGAATTTTGTTTTCTAACGATGCTACCCAAATATCTTTATGAAAACCATGTCTACAAACTTCAGTACCCCAGTATTGTAATATCCATCTAGGAGTAAGATGGGGCATGTTTAATCTAGCAGCCCACCATGGATCAATTTGTTCTCTCCATTGTCTACTCTCTAAAGTTTCACCTTCAAGTAAAACACGATCCCACCCAAATACTACTGCGATAGCATCTTTTAACGATCCTGCAAAGCTTAGTTTAGTAAAATTATGATTGTTGATTAAGTATTCTGCTGCTGTATCTTTACCCGAGCCTATGAAACCCGAGATAGATATAATTTTGTTGGGCATGTTATTCTCCTATGATTCTAATAGAATAACAGAATGAACAGTCAATTGTCAAGTAAATTGGTTAATTAGCCTTGCACCCATGTCAGAGGTTGTGAATTATCAACATATCGTTTGAGTTCATCAATCAATTTCTCTATCATAGCATAGCCTTCACTTTTCATTGCTGCGCCGTTAAGTGATGTACCACCACTGGGTCCAGCAATAGTAGCAAACTTTTCTCTGGCTTCACCAATGATAGTTTTTAAAACCGCAAGTGTATAATCTTGAATCCAAGTACCAGTAGAAGGGTCTTGTAACAATGTAGCTTCAGGTCGCAGGATATCCGCCCAAATAAGGATCTTTTCACCTGAACCCTTAAAATCACGAACTATTCTAAGTGTCTTAGATACAGGATCAAATGTATAAGTCAAGTAACCACCAAACATTCTAGCAGCTAACTCAACATAACCAGCATAAAAATCGTAAGTAGCCAAGCCACCGGCAGAGTTATAATTAAGCAAGTAAGTATTTAATATCGCACTTGAAAATGGATCAAATGAGCTGGCGCCGGGGCCAGTTTCTAATCCAACTGTTCTACGGTATAAGCATCTTACATTAATAAATTCACTGGGAAGTGTATAAGTATCTACATTTTTTTCTATAGTAAAAAGTGTGTAAGTTTCCTGTGTGGAATTCTGCGCACGTTGTCTATATGTAGATATAGCATAATTATATGCTACTTCCAAGTGCTCAGGATCAACTTCAAGATCAATTATATTTTGACCTAATCTTAATAAACATGAATTAAATAATTGCTCTTTTAATTGAGTAAGATTAAGATTAGTTGGAATTGTTTGGATCATTTTTCATGGTTCCTTTATGTTATAACTATTTATCTGGTTACATTTAGTTTACATGAAATAATTATTCTAAGGGCATGGCGAGTAGATATAAAATCTACAAGCCACGGGTTATTCTTGAGGTACTTAGGCAACGATGAATTCAAACATTACAGTGGAGGATTGTCTATGTCTCACTAACCCATAAAGGGAGTTTGCCGTATTCGCTGTTAACGTTCAAACGCTATTCACCGAGGAGTTTGAACCAGCCCAAGAGTATCTATCGCAATTACCATCTCTTGGCAACAACAACCATTTAGACACAAGAAACGTTTCTAACAAGGGTTAGACGTTTATGGCATCCCTATTCGGGGTAGTCTTGTGAATGGAGTCACTGATTTTACTCAGTTCAAGCTTAGACTCGCTTCTATACCCACACAACACGGATTGAGGTGGGACTTGGATGTTATTGTGGCTAACACTTACCTTGCTTGATAAACAATTATTCTATAAGTTTAAATATCAAAAACAAATCTTTAAGGGGATGATTCCATGGATCTTTTACACCATATGCTGTACAGCCAAATCTAGTATCATCGTCTAAGTGATCTTTTCCTTTGGTATAGTTTTCCATGTCAATACAAGTAAGTACTGTACCTTCAGGAATCTTTGCTAATTCTTCTGGTGTAAAAAGATAAAGATCATCCTCCCATTTTTGCATTATAAATCATTCTCTTTTCTATTTTCAGAATAGAATGGATCAAACGTGCCGCCAGGATATCTTGCTTCAAGCTTTTTAACGTTTTCAGCAATCACATCGTTTGGATCTAAACCTAATGCTCTGCAAGCATTGATCCAATACCAAATAATATCGCCTAGTTCACGTTTCATGTGGTAAACGTTTTCATCACTCAATTCTTTACCTTGAAAAATGATTTTTTTGTTTACCTCGATAAACTCTCCGCTTTCTGCTGCTAAACCCAAACATGCAGTAATCAGCAACGGAACATTTACTGCAGGCCCAGTTACATCTTCTTTATTTTGCGAATTTAGCTCTTCACACCTTTGCTGAAAAATGTGAAAATGATTGCTTGGGTTACTAGTTACAACCTCTACAAAATCTTTGTACTTGTTTAAATCAATATTCATGTGTTCTCCTCAAAATGCTTTTAGTATGATCATAGCATCGTTAAATCTGCCATTTGGTGTAGTAGCAACAGCTTTGATATCTTTAAAAAACTTTCTGGCTGCTGGCTTACTACCCGTAATTTGTTTTAACTGTTCTTCTGGCTTCCGCAATATCTTTGCTTCACTTTCTTTAGTGTCAAAGCCTAAAAGTGTATTTCCCTTGACAATTAAACATTTGCTCATTTCATCAGCAACAAAGTGGTAAAGTTTGCGCTTAGCAGTATCGTATACCCAACATTCACTTGAGTTATGGAGCTTAGTAGGATCAATACTAACCAAATTCAGTTTTGTTTTTTCATCAATAAACTTACGCAAATATTTCAGTTTAGAAACTTGCTTTTCTACAGAAACAGGTTTTTTAGCTCGTTTTACTTTATTAGTTTGTTTTAGCGCAACATACGAGTTAACCGCACTAGTAATAATGTCAATGTATTTGATTATATTTTTAATCTGCATTTTTGAAAGGTGTGAATAACCTTCTACTAATTGTTCATCAGTACCTTGCTGAACTTCAATAAGTTCGTCTTTAATGGGAGTAAATGGTTGAGTTACAATAGAAGTGTGTTGCGGCAAAATACTTTTTTCAGACAAATAATTAATTACTTTTGTAGTAGGGTCAATACCTGTTTTACACCCATCACTAATGTATTCGTCTAGCATTCCTTGAAGTTCACCTGAAACATCACTTGCTCTTTCACGCATTATAATTTGAATGTTTCTTTTGTTAGTTTCTTCTACTACAACCGCAGCAGCTATAGTTTCTTCAGTTTCAGGATTTTCATCATCCATATGAACAAGCCTAGCTACTTCTTTAGCTAATCGCTTTTTTTCTTCTTCTGTTAGCTCAAATCCGCGTAAAGACATTCTAGCTAACCAGCCAAATGTGGGTGCCACTTTGTTATCGGGAGTTCGGAATACTTTTTTAGCAGTAGCAGTATCGCCAGTTGAATTAAGATAATCACATATAAACTGTTTTGCTTCTTTATTGGAGCAAAAGTAGTTATACCAGTTAAACGCACTACCCATAAAAGACAGTCGTTTTTGTTCAGTAGAGTAGTCAACTGATTTAGGTTCGTTTCCGTGCCCTTTAAGCCCAAACAAGTCTTTTGGGCGAAGATCACGAACTTCAGCAGTGTTTTTTTGTCTAATAGCCATACAATATGTTCTCTTTGTTGGGGTATTTATATCATGAATACATATGATAACAAATCTTTGAGCATTAGTCAATACCCGAAGATAAATATAATGATACGATAAAGTGTAAGGAGATCCAAAATTCCAAGATTAAGCCTATATAGGCCCAATAAACAAAACGACTACAGATTTATGGATCGTACCATTTCGGAACAACTAACTGTAGGTGGGACAGACCTTTACATCCACAAGTATTTGGGTCCTACTAATCAAGGTCCGTCTATTGATTATACTCAGCCTGAATATGATAAGTTAGACCCAACTAACATTCAAGATTTGCTGTTCCTTGAAAACAGAGACAGAACATATGATCCTGATATTTATAGACTGCGAGGACACTATAACGTACAAAATTTAGATTTTGATTTGTCTCAGTTTGGTTTGTTTTTAAACAATGATATTATATTCATAGTAATACATTACAATGATATGATTGATATCATTGGTAGAAAATTAATGGTTGGTGATGTTTTAGAATTACCTCACTTATTAGATTATAATCCATTGAAAGAAACTATACCAGTGGCATTAAAAAGATTTTATCAAGTAACCGATTCTAATTATGCTAGCGAAGGATTTTCACAAACTTGGTATCCTCACTTATGGCGTATAAAGTGCGAGCCGCTAGTTGACAGTCAAGAGTTTTCACAAATACTTAATGAACCAATTAATAAAGACAATTATCTTGGGCTATGGGAACCTGATCGTGTATATCCTGAAGGATATGTAATTTCATATGGTGATAAAAATTATATTGCAAAACAAGAAGTACCTATAGGAAAACTTCCACCTGATCCAGTATACTGGGAACTAGATACAGCACAAGATTTGAAAGATATTTTAAGTACCTATAATACAAATATTAGTATCAACAACGCTGCGTTAGAAGAAGCTAAACGATTAGTACCAAAAGCTGGTTATGATACTAGTAAACTTTATATTGTTCCAACATATGGACCGTTTCAACAAAACGGCGCTTTATCATCTAACTATAGACAGCCTGCTCCACCTTATAGCGTTATCGCTAACTTGAATGGTTCACCTAATTCAGTAACTGCGTCAGTAGTATCAATGCGTAATCCTAAGTACAAAACACCGAGTATTGGTATCAAGATATCTAAAGACTCATTAAAAAGTATTTGGGATATGACAGCAGACATGGATTTTAGTGAAAAACTAGACAAGTTTGTACAAGCTAGTTTACAAGTAGTTGTTGAAGCACCTGAACTGACTGACACAGGATCAGGTTCAGTTGAGGGAACAAAAGTATTATCAGTACAGTCTTTGGGGGTAATAACTGGTCCTTATGGTACCACAGACAACACTTATGCAACAGCAGATCAAGATCCTACTCAACCGGGCTTTACTGATGAAATAACTTCTGTAATGGACTTTAGAGCAGATTGTGATCCTAGATTTCAATTTATTGTACGTGCTACTCCTCAAACTTTTGGCTATACAAGTGGTTACTTAACCGGTGATGGTAGTGCCCCTAACGGATTCCCTACAGGCGCAGGTATATCATTTCCGCAAAATCCGCAAGTGGGAGATTACTTCTTGCGTATAGATTATTTGCCTCAGATACTTTATCGCTGGGACGGAAGAATATGGGTACGAATTTCTGAAAACGTAAGAACTGAAACCGGATTTACATATGATGACAAATCGTTACTATCAGGATTTATTAATGATCAAGCAGAAATCTATCTAAATAACACACAAGGAGCAGTTCCTGAATCGCAGGCGCTTTCTACTATATTACAACCAACACCTGATGTGTTACCTCCAGAGGAATAAAAATTGGCAGATTTTCATTATGATAACCAGATTAGAAGATTTTTAATTCAATTTGGAAAAATTTTCTCCAATTGGCAAGTTACTAAAGGTAAAGACCCGGCAGGCAATGTTATATTATCACGAGTTCCGGTAATGTACGGAGATTCAAGTAGGCAAGCAGCTACAATCATTGCTAACAACAGTGCTAGTAATTTACCATCTACTCCTCTGTTTACTTACTATATCAATGGCTTGGAATATGATCAGAAAAGAACACAAGTACCTACGTTTGTAGATAAAATTAATGTAAGACAAAGAGCATATGATCAAGAAACACTATCGTATGAAACAACTCAGGGACAAGCTTTTACTGTAGAAAGATTAATGCCGGTGCCGTATACTCTTAGATTAACGGTAGACTTATGGACTTCTAATACTCAACAAAAATTAGAAATCATGGAACAGTTAGGAGTATTATTTAATCCGTCTTTAGAAATTCAAAGCACTGACAATTACATTGATTGGACTTCATTAACTGTAGTATATCAAGACGGGATAACGTTTTCTAGCAGAAGTATACCTCAAGGAACAGGAAATCCTATAGATGTATTAAGTTGGAAGTTTTATATGCCCATTTGGATTAGTGCTCCGGCAAAACTTAAAAAGATGGGAGTTATTCAAAAGATTATTGCATCTATTCATGAAGGTAGTGCAATTGATGATATACAAAATGACGATATATTATTAGGAACTAGACAAAAAATTACTGCTTATGGATATAAAGTATTATTAATAGGTAATTCGTTGCAACTTCTTCCCGCTAATCAACCATTTAATCCTCCTAATGTTGACTTAAATTTACCACCGTCACCTGATACTTCACTTTATTGGTCAAGTGTATTAAACGTATACGGTGCTATCCAACCAGGTATATCACAAATATGGTTACAAAATCCATATATGGAAACTGATATCGTTGGTACTATTGTGTCTGATCCGTTAGATGATAGACTATTAATTTATAACATAGATCCAGATACACTACCACAAAATACACTAAATCCAGTAGACAGTGTGATCAATCCGCTATCAACTGGTCCTAATGCAGGGTTGCCAGGCCCAATAAACGGAAAAAGATATTTAATAGTAGAGTCTATAGGATCAGAAGATGCTACCACAGTTGCATGGGGAAATTTAGTAGCTAACGCTAATGACATAATTCAATATAACTCAAGCGCAGGAGAATGGCAAGTATCATTTGATAGTGAAAACTCAGAAGATATTGAGTTTGTTACTAACATAACAACCAATGTTCAGTATAGATTTGTAGACGGTACTTGGATGAAGTCAGTAGAAGGTTGGTATGATCAGGGAGACTGGTCCGTAGTAATCTAACAATGAAACAAGCAGCTGGAATTTTCTTTTATAGTACATCAACTGATAGATATCTTTACTTACTTAGATCAGACGCTAAAAATCCAAGTTGGAGTATTCCTGGTGGGGGTATTGAAAAAGAAGAAACTCTTTTAACAGGTTTAACTCGTGAGTGTTTAGAAGAAATGAATGTAGATATTAATGGTTTCAAACTTATACCTATTCAAAAATTTGTAAATAATGATTTTATATACCATACTTTTTATAGTGAAGTTGAAAAAGAATTTATACCTGAGCTAAACTATGAGCATATAGGTTATGCTTGGGTAGGCAATGATCAGTATCCAAAACCTTTACATCCTGGATTGTTTTCTACGATAAATTTTGATTTAGTACAAGATAAATTAAAAGCGTTAAAAGAAAAACGGCTCTAAGAGCCGTTTTCTAATTCAACTGAATATAATACTTAAAACAAATGAACCCAAAGAGCCGATAACTAATCCGGCTCCCATGATCATCCATTTCCACTTTTCTAACTCAGATATTTTTCCAGACATTTCTTTATGTGAAGCAATATTGTCAGCTTGAAAATCTTTTATTAACTTGGTAGCTGTTTCAGAACTTTCTTTTATGTCTTCACGAATACTGTTTACATCTGTTTTAAGATCATCTATTTTTTCATCTAGGTTGGTAAATCTAACCTGAAGTATGGCAATTTCTGTTTCTGCTTGTTTTAATTGCTGCGTAGATGAACTCATGATTTATTACGCATTACCGATAGTTACGATAGGGTAAGGCTGTCCGTCTGTAGCATTTGCAGCAGCAGCAGTATTAAACGTACCAAACGCTGGATCAGCATTTGCAAGAACAATATTACCTGTAGCTACCGGACCAGATGTTGAACTAAACAATTCAGCAGTGTGATCGCTCAAGCTTTGAACTTTAACTGTACTTGAGTTAGCGTATGTAGCAGTAATAGTCATAGTGTTTGGTAACATAGCAGTGTTAGCAACGTTAGCAGTAAAACATTGTCCTATTAATCCGCTTGAAGTACCTTGTACTAAGTACTTTTGCTTGCCTTTTTGACGAACAATGTAGCCTGCTTCTGGAGTTGCATAAATGTATGAAGCTCCTGTTGATGCGACGGCAGCGTTTGCAACTAGTTCAACTACATCCTGTTGAGCGTCAGGAGTACCAGTAGCATTGGACAAATCAACTTCTGATCCAGCCAATGTTGTTGAAACAGTAAATGCGGATGCGTTAGCAATTGCTTTAACAAAATAAATTTCACCAGATACTAGACCACCTAAGTTAGCAGTAAATCTTACTGTACCATTAGCAATCAATGTCTGAGCATTACCTGAAGTACCAATGATGTTACCTGTGTTTTGTGTGTTAGCAACAGCAACGGTTGTTAAACCAGGAACTGTGTTTGCAAAACCTATTGTAGTGTAATCAGTAGTTGTACTATTAATGTTTGCGCTTGCAACTTGAATTACAGAACCTACACTTAGTGTGTTTGCCAAGTCAGTACCAATACCAGTTACATACGCGGTATCAGTAGCAGAATACAATGTACCAGTACCGTTAACGCCAAGAGCAACGTTAGCTAATACTTGCTTTCCAAATATTGCAGTGTTACCACCTACTACTGAGTAAGTATTTGCGTTAGTAGCTGGATATCCAGTACCACCAGTTGGGTTGTTAAAGTATCCGTCAACTACTGCAAATGATGCTTTA